GCTTGAAATTGTACAGTTTATCATCATTACTGATGGTGTATTCGACAGATTTATTGTCACTTACTTCTGACGCAGTTGTAAAAAAACTATCTCTTAATTTACTAAAATCTTTATATTTCATTTACTCTCTCCCTTATCTATTCTGCGCAAAATGTCATCGCATATATCTAAACTTATATCTAATCTAGTGTCCTTATCATATATATGATCTTTTAATATTTTCATTACACTAGATGATACTACCTGCACCATCTGCGCTTTAGCGTTTGGTTGTCTTTTTTTCATAGGATATGGCATAAAATTTAAGCGGAGCCTTGACTATCACGATCGTTAGACACGCCATTTTCGTTTTTATGGGTTTCTACGGCTCCGCTTTTGAATAATCCTTTCATCCAATCATGTGTAACAATCCATAACCAAGGAGCTCGATCTTGCCTGACCATGACAACATCTGCATTTTTAAATGAAAGGAAGTTAGCAAGTTTTTTTCTGCGTTTAACTTGTACTCGTATCGTTAAATCGCCTTTGGTGGCTTTCACATCAATATCGCTTTTTTCGCCAAAGCTACGTCCATCGCTGCCCCAAGATCGGTCCGCAATAAAGCCGAGGTCGCGGAGTAACTCCACAACCTCGACTTCGCCTTTGTACCCTTTTCTTGAAGCAGGAGAAGGCATTTAAAAGGGTAGCTTCTCTTCTTTTGCGCTCTCTGCGCTTGGCGTACTCTTGAAAACCTCTTCCGGGTTATAATCTTCCCTAAAGGTTTTTAGCAGGTCAGCAACATTACTATCTAATTTAGATTTAGGACATGGTGTTACTGAATAAGTAGTATCCATCCCTTCACCAGACCTAGTGACTATGACATCATAATCTAATAGGTTGCCCCACTCGCTGTTTCTGTCTAGTTCCAATAATTTACTTTGCACGGTAGCCTGCGTAATGTCTAGTATTTTTACAGCACCGCCACTATATACAAGCACTTGCCAAAAATGCTTTATCTTTTCCCCCTGGGGTGCTTCACTAGCTGTTTTAATACGAATAGGTGCGCGATCATCTTGCCAATACTGATACCCAGTTACAGGTGGTGCCAATATACGGAATCGATTTTCACCTTGACTAAATTTCAAGTAGCTACTTTCACCAGATGTAGGTAAATTGTAATCTGCTTGCATGAGTCCACTCATCTAATTACTCCTTTATGTTATAGGTTAATCCCCTGCGCTCTAAAAGTGCTATGATATGCTTGTACTGCTTTTCATCAACATCACCTTTAATGCCTATATCGCATTGATATACTGGCCTTGCGCCGGGGATATATGTTTCACATTTTCCAAGAATTTTTTTGATTTGATTTGCGAGTTTAATTCTTTTGTCTTTGTTTGGTATGTGTATAGTAAGGAGCATGGGTAGCGTCTAATAGTCGGTGAGAGAGAGTTGTGGTTGGTAGACTATTATTGAAGACGCTACCCTATTATATAACAAATTAATTACTTACCCCCTTCCATTTTTAATAAAAGATCATCTACCTTTCTATGTAGTTTATATAGTTCATAATTATTGCTTAAGGCACATTCATTAAACTGTTTTAATATTTCAAACATTTCCTTTGAATGTCTTTTTATTTTTCTTTCTTTAATTATTTGTTTTTGTTTAGCTACGATATGGTTAGGCATTTTCATCATTACTTACCCCCTTGCCAAAATTGTTCTAATTCAATTCTATACTTTGTCAATACGGCCACTTGATAAACTCCATTTTTACGCCTAATACGCGTGCTATGTTTACTTTGTGTTCGTATCTAAATTTTCTTTTGCCATTTATCATATAAGAAAGCATGCTTTTATCTACGGCGATTTGCCTGGCAAGTTGATTTTGTGAAAAACCACACTCTCTCATATGTTGTTGTAAAGGCTTCATAAGTGTTGACATAAACTAATTTAGTTTGTCAACACTATGCAAGAATTATTTTAAAATTCTTCTTCCAATGACATTGCTACATCAAAAACATCTGGCGCAGACTGCGTCATTTGCAGACTATTTTGTTTGAATCTAGCAAATAGCATGTCTCCTTCTGATGTAGATGAAGAATCTGAACTAAATATAAAAGGAGTCATCGGACCATTAACACGGTTCCACAGATCAGCTACTACAGTGTCTGATGCTGTTTGTTCTACGCTATAATCACTAGGCATCAAATCACTGCTATTTAAGAAAGAAAAATTTAAATCATAGCCTATGCGACCATTGTAAACATAGTATGATTGATTAGCGAGTGTAAATGGAGATTTATTAGTGGAGCTTGACCAGTTGCGACCCAAATGGATCGCATTTGCATATCGTTGGCCACCAAGAGATTCTTGTACGTTCACACCATCGTAGATTATAGTCCGTGTAAGCTGTAAGTTCGGTGAGAAAGGCATAGTAAATGTCTCTCCCAGCATTATGATAGCAAGGCGAAGATCGATAGAGTTGTCAAAATGGATTCCAGATGTACTACCATCTGCGCTTCCAGAACCCTCAAACTGTATTCCAAAATATCTATTTGTAGTTGGTGTAAACGTAAAAATTGTTGATCCATTGGTACCAGGGGTTATTACATTTGATGAAATTATATCAGAATTTATAACTTCAGTCACACTTGCAATCTCAGTTCCATCAGAAACACCACCACCTTCCATTTTTGCATTAGTGGCTATATTTGCTTCAGTTGCATTGTGGCACACTCTTACTTTTGCCTGCGCATCAACCATATTATGATTAAGAATGGCTATAAAATCTGTATTAAAACCACCACCAGTGTCGATATTAATTAATACATGATCATCCGAGTTCGTAGATGTTTCAAATTCTACCTGGTTCATGGGTCGCATATCAAATAGCTCTGCTTCCGATCCTGTATTAAAAGTATTAATCAAATCTGTACCAGACATTACATCTGCGTTGCCATCTTGCGCTGTGCCTGTAGCTAGTCGATGATTGATATTGTCTACAAAAAATTTAGGTGTTCTTACGTTCATGTTAGCCATTATATTACTCCAATTTCTCTTGCTTCAACTTTTAGTAATCCGGGTGATCTTGTCAAAGATGTAATCATAAATACTACATTTGTGTATGCTTTTCCAAATGCTTTTGCAGGATGCATATCAGAAAACGACACCAAACTACCGATGTCTATATCGTAAAATGCTGGGTTTACGATGTCCGCATTTATAATAATAGCTGGCTGTCCATAAATTCTATAATAATATGCAAAAAAATCATTGTTTGGGTTTGCATTTTCAACTAATGTAGAATTATCATATTCGGTTACATCTGGTCCTACATATGCATTAAGATTTACATCTACAATATTTTCAAGCGTATCTATATTATATGCATTGCGTACCGTATGTGAAAACGCTGTTTTCTTGGTAAGATACCTACTATCTGTTGGATGTAAATCATAATTGACATTCATTTTTGTTAGTAGTTTTGAAAAATCTAAAGTACTTATCTTTACATTACTAATATCACCCTGCGTAATAGTAAAATCTATATCACCACTAGAATAACTATCCTTGATAAATATATATTCTGGTTCTGATGAATTACCTCGTTTAAATCGAAAAATAAATCCACCTTCATATTGCAGTCTATTTAAAATGTTTTCTAAATCTTCTAGTTTAGTTTGCCAATATCGTATCTTCCAATCTTTTGCAGCATCTAGTGTACTCCACCCGGTAGGTGTAGAATTTGTCATACCTGCGAAGCGAATTAATAAATCTCGATGTGCTTCATGTATTTCCGTAATGGCTGCGCCACCACTTGCAAACGAATCTGTCAAACCATCACCTGCGCAGTACGCAGTAAGGCCGTCTTTTTCTTTATTGATCATTTCAACAAAAATTCCAATTTCTTTTATGCGGACCGTAGTGGTAGCGTTTAATGGATTGCTAGAATCAAACGAGCTATCTTGAATGCGCCTATTTACGCCTATTAAAAATTGTTCTGGTAATGTTTCATCTTCAGCAAAGTTTTCAAACACTACTACTGTATTTGTAAACGTACCATTGCTTGAATGGCTTTGATCAACCTCTAATTCAAAGTTGTCACCTGTACCTGTCCAATCAACATATATTTTTAACTCATAAACGTCATTAAAACTGTAATTTAAAACTGTGCTTATTGTTTCAAAATGAATGACCATGCTTCCTGCATTTAATTCACCAGAGGGAATGGGAAAAGTATATGTAATATCTGTGTCTGTGTGTGATTGTGTAAAAACGACATTATTAGTTGATGTAAAAGTTTTAATTAATTGCGCATAAGAAACTGTGCTACCATCAAACGCATCCGCTTCATCCGTCCATGATCCATGATTATCAGTAAACCCATCGGCTCTGTATGCAAAACCTCTAGCAAAATGTCTTTTGCATGATGTAACATAATGATTTGTAGTGCGTACGCTGTTCGCAGCTATTGGCGTTGAAAGCGGTATGAACTTATCAACTGCTGCATCATAAAAAGCAGGTTGGGCATCAGAAGACATTGAATGAATACCAGTGGTAAATTCTTCTCGACCACCAGCACTAATATAGTATGGTGCCGGAAAATAATCATTACTTGTATAGTCTTCAATAAAATCACTATCAGCAAAATAAGTCGTATCAGTAGCTGATGATGGTGTATCAGTAGCAACAAACTCAGTATTAGAATTTCTTGTATAATTACCGTACACAATAGGCACATATTTATTGCGTAGTGTTTTAGAATTAGGCAATGTTACATTATCCCAGGGTCGATGCGCAATCAATGAAAATTGTATGGTATCTACCATTAAATCAATGCGAGCTAGTCTAAATGTTGCTATCGTCTGCGCAGTTTGTTTGTTGACAACAGATTTAATTGTAACATTACGATTGATAAAATTATTTGTTGCTCCAAAAATAAACTCACTCAATGGTTGGCCTTGAAAAGTAAAATTCATCACGGTAACGCTAGTATTAGAGTTTTGCGATGTTGATTGCTCTAAGTTTACACTTTCGCGCAAACTCACGCGATTTGTTACTGAACCAAAATAAAAGTTTGTACCATCGTGATAATCTTGGTAGGATAATCGCAGTGTGCCACCACTATGAGTAAATTCAAAAAGCCAATTTTCATTGATATTAGCAGATTTTATGTTAAATGGCATTACGCTAACTTCTGACGCATAGTTCGATTAATCTCTGGAATGAGCGTATCGCGTACAAACTCATCATTAGCAATCATATTCCCGGCTACGTTAATAGTAACTCCACCTGCGCTACCAGATTGATTCATGGCCATTAAATTACGCAGGCCAATGTTTTCGACAGCTTCCCTGCGCATTACAAATTCACCTGCCTGCGCTAAGATTGGCACGTTGTCCTCACCTTGTACAACACCGCCACGCGCAAAACGCTGTACACCACGATTTGTAATTAGACCACCGGTGTGGGCAATCCCACTAAATAAAGATGCACCTACACTAAAAGGATCAGTTGAATCAATTATAATTATATCATAAAGATTAGT